GCTCTAACGTCCAGCGCTTCGTTGGAGGCGGGGGATACGTTCCAGATCACCAGCCTGACTTTGACGTTGGACTGATATGGCAACGAACTTTCCTGCCAGTCTGGACACGCTGACGAATCCGACCAGTTCGGATTCGCTATCCAGCCCCAGCCATAGCGCTCAACATGCGAATGTGAATGATGCTGTTGAGGCGATTGAAACGGCGTTGTTGGATGGTGCGCCGTTGCATATTGATGATGCGAATGAGCGTGTTGGTGTTGGGAATGTGTCGCCGTCGTACAAGTTGGATGTGACCGGCGATATCAACTCCACAACTGATATCAAACTGGCAGGCGATTCGATGCCCCGTGGTATTGTCGCCTATTCCAGAAACACTTCAACTGCAAACGGTGGTATCAACGCAGGTGCCGAAGCAACCGCACTAACGGTTGGCCCATTTACACCGATTGCTGGACGAAAATACAAAGTGACCTTCAATGTTGGTTACATCGAAAAGATCACAGGCGACGGAAATATTGAAGTTCGCTTGCGTACTGGCACCAGTTCGGCAGGAACTTTGTTGGAGGTCTATTACACATCGGGCTATTCCAACTCTTTGTTCTACGACAGGTCCGCAGAGAAAACCACTGTATTGACCTCTGCCGAACTTGGCACATCATCAACTTACTTGAACATTGGTGTTTACACCAACACCAACCAAGCACGGTATGGCTCCTCTGCCGCGTACACGACCAACATCATCGTAGAGGACATCGGAACATGATTTGTTATCTAACAGGCACGTTTGGGGATGAACAAACTCAGATGCGACAAATGCGTGACCGGTTGCTCGCCGCATCTGATTGGGCGGTCTTGCCTGACGCGCCCACCGACAAACAAGCATGGGAAACGTACCGTCAGCAGTTGCGTGACTTCCCTGCTACTTGGACTGCTGGTCCTACCGCAAATTTCCCTGATCCGCCCTCAGGAGGTAACTGATGGCTACCAGTTTCCCATCAGGATTGGATTCGTTTACGAATCCAACCGCAGTTGACACTCTTGATAGTCCGCCGCATGACACCCAACATGCTGACGCTAATGACGCTATTGAAGCACTACAAGCCAAGGTTGGTGTCAATAGTTCTGCGGTTGCGACTTCGCATGATTATAAGATTGATGCGTTGGAGACTGATGTTGAAAACATCAACGAATTACAACGGGCAGTGCAAAGTGGTACACCTTACACGTTGGTTCTTGCTGATGCAGGAACATTGGTGGAGATGAGCAACGCTTCCGCAAACACACTAACTATTCCGCCAGATTCGTCAGTGGCTTTTCCCAACGGTACACAAATTCTAGTTGTGCAGGCTGGTGCTGGTCAGACGACGCTGGTGGCTGGTTCTGGTGTTACAATTCGATCCAAGGACGGCAATTTGAAGTTGTCTGCCCAATGGTGTGGTGTGACGTTGATCAAGCGCACCACAAATAACTGGTTGGCTCTTGGTGATTTGAGCGCCTAATGCGTCTGTCTACTATTGCTGGTGTTGCCAGCGCTGGTCGTCCGCCGTTAGAGGTTGAATATCTGGTTGTTGCTGGTGGCGGTGGTGGTGGTTCTGGTGACGATTCGCTTGGTTCCGGCGGCGGTGGCGGTGCTGGCGGTATGCGTACAGGAACTTTCACTCTTTCTATTTCCACCAATTACTCTGTTGCCATAGGTGGCGGAGGTGCTGGCGCTCCTGCTTTGGCTAACGGTTCAAACGGTGGAACCTCCACTTTCAATACAATTAGCAACAGTGGTGGTGGCCGAGGTGCGGGCCGTGGTGGCAACGCTACTGTTGGTGGTTCTGGTGGTGGTGGTTTCCGTAACGGTGGTTCGGCGGCTGGTACTTCTGGGCAGGGTAACGCTGGTAACAATTCTGGTGGTGGCGGAGGTAAAGGTGCGGCTGCTACTGGACGAAACGGTGGTACCGGTGCGGCGTTTTACGGTGTTTATTATGCTGGTGGTGGTGCCGCTGGTCGTTACCCGTCCGCCAGTTATTCTGGCGGCAATGGTGGCGGCGGCAACTCTAATGCTTCTGGTGCGACCAATAAAGGTGGCGGTGGGGGTGGCGGTGATGGCGAATTTGGGTATAACAGCGCAGGGCGTTCTGGCGGTTCGGGCGTAGTTATTCTTCGCTACCCAGTGAGTTACACTATTTCTTTGGGTGCTGGCGTTAGCGGTTCGACCACTACGTCTGGTGCAGAAAAAATTACAACTATTACTTCTGGTTCTGGGAATGTGAGTTGGTCCTAATGGCACACTACGCATTTCTAGATGATGACAACATTGTGACTGATGTGATTGTTGGTCGCCATGAATACGAAATTGTTGACGACGTTTCTGATTGGGAAGCGTTTTATGGAGAGTTCCACGGCCAGCGTTGTGTCCGCACTTCATACAACGGCAACATTCGAAAGAACTATGCGGGAATCGGCTACACCTACGATGAGGGTCGTGATGCTTTTATTCCGCCACAGCCTTATCCGTCATGGGTGCTGAACGAAACAACTTGTCTGTGGGATGCTCCCGTTGCGTATCCTGATGACGGACCGATTTATGTTTGGGATGAGGACACTGTTAGTTGGGTTCAGATCGACGTAGGTGATTGATCATGTCGTTGATTTATGACGACACCAACACATACGATCAAATCAACGTCACGTTTGAAGGCGTTGAGGTACTGAACGCATACACCGATCCGAACATTGGTTACCGTTCAACAACTTCTTCGTATCAGGGTGCGGTTGTTGTCAACGCAACTGCCAGCGGCAGTGGTGTTGGCACTAGTTCCACCACCAGTCTGAAGGTACGGTTCCGTACCGCAGACGGTTCTGGCACAGGAACCTCCACCAGTGTTGGTGTTGTTACTGTTCCCCGTACTGCCACCGGCAGTGGCGGTGCCACAGCCGGTGACAGTGCTACTGGTTTGCGTACCGCTGTCGATGCCGCTACTGGTTCTGGTGCAGGTTCTCAGTCGGCTACAAGTTTGCGTACCGCTGTTGAAACGGCCAGCGGGTCTGGTGTCGGTGGACACAGCATTGTGTCTGCCAAAGCGTCGTTGCGTACCGCTAGTGGGGCTGGTGTGGGCGGTTCGTCTGTGGATGCCTTCACGACCACGTTCAAGACTGCTACCAGTTCTGGCAACGGGACGTATTCTTTGGCGCAGTGGAAGAACGCTGGCGAATCTTTGGATCTGCTGGTTGTTCTGCCCCCCAAGTGGTCTAAGCGGAAGCCGTATACTGTACCGCAATAACTTTCTATGGAACTAAACGAACTGTTGTTGGAACGTGAATGGCGTTCCTGCAAAGGTGGCGACACCCCCGACGAACAAGTCCAAGGGTTCTTCTATTTTTGTGAGAACTACTGGTTTATCCGACACCCTGAACGGGGTCGGATATTGTTTGAGTTGCGGGAAGCCCAACAGCAAACCATTGAAGCGTGGCACAACAACCGCTACAACATTGTGCTGAAGGCCCGTCAGATAGGGTTTTCAACGCTTGCGGCGGCATACGCTTTCTGGCTTGTGTTTTTTTGGTCTGACAGGTTTATTGTCATGCTAAGTCGGACGGAGCGTGAGGCCGCCAAACTATTGCAAAAATCCAAGTATGGATATCGTTGGCTACCGCAATGGATGAAGGAACGTGGCCCATCGCAGATCACGGACCACCAGTTGAAGATGGTGTTTGATAACGAATCGGCTGTCGAATCATTACCGTCCAGCAATGATCCTGCCCGTGGCGAATCGGTGTATCTGGTGATCGTGGACGAGATGGCGTTCCTACCGAACTCGGAGGAAGCGTGGGCTTCTATTGAGCCGATTGCTGATGTCGGCGGACGAATCATCACGTTGTCCACGGCCAACGGTTCCGGCAACTTTTTTCACCAGATGTGGGTTGGTTCCCAGACGGGAACCAACTTGTTCAAAGGTTTGTTTTTCCCGTGGTCTGCTGGTGACCGTGACGAAGCATGGTACGAGGTCAAGCAACGGACCACACCGTTGTGGCAGTTGCATCAAGAGTACCCTAGGTTGCCTGAGGAAGCGTTTATCAAATCAGGTAACCCTGTGTTTGATGTTGATGTGTTGGCAATGATTCAACCTGCGGAACCCGCTGTCGGTGATTTCATTTATGACAACGACGAATGGCATGGTTTGAAGGAAGCATCCGAGGGGCCGTTCCGCATGTGGGAAGAACCAGTTGAGGACGGCGTGTACGTTGTGGGGGCTGACGTTGCCGAAGGTTTATCTTACGGCGACTTCAGTTCCGCCCATGTGATCGATGCCAACAGCGGTCTTGTGGTCGCTCACTGGCATGGTCACATTGCCCCCGATTTGTTTGGTGCGTTGCTGGCAGAGTTGGGTTCATTTTACAACAACGCCCTGTTGGGCGTTGAGAATAACAACCACGGTCTAACCACGCTGAAGGCTATTCAACGGTACGGCTATAAGAATATTTATAAGCAGCGCCGACTTGCTCAGGCTCGGGCGAAACCTACTGACATTCTGGGGTGGCGCACTAGCGCCACCTCTAAGCCGTTGATGATTGACGAGTTGGCTGCCGCTATCCGTGAGGAATCATTGGAGATTCTGTGCAGCATGACTATTGGGGAGTTGCGTACCTATGTGCGCAAGGATAATGGTAGGATGACGGGCAGCCCACACGATGACCGTGTGATATCGCTGGCTATTGCTAATCAGATGTTGAAGTATGTTTGGTTGCCTGAGTATGATGCTGGTACCCCGATCCCTACGAACAGTTTGATTTGGTGGGAACAGTTCTTGATGACGGAGGAATCGCCGGGACGGGTGCCGATTTCTTCTTACAATGTGCGGAATCGGTCGAATATGCGCTAGATTAGAACGATATCGGTATTTGTGATGGGTACTTTGATCTGTGAGAATTGTGGCCGAACCTTCACGTTTGATGTGGTTCCTCGTCGGGGGGCTATTTGTTTCGGCTGTCATGTGAAGTCGGTGAACCTTGGATTTACTTATGGTAGGGACAACTTTCATGGTGCGACCCTCAGGGAGCGGGAACGTGATATCCTTGGCAATGCTGAGGCCAATGGCGTGGTGCCAGAACGTGTGAATTGATTTGCCGTGGCGTCTTGGTTGCAGATCGTGTTGGCCGTGTTGGCCCCCAGTGGCATCATTGCCACGTTGATTGAAAAGACACGACGGGAAAACAATAAGGATCATGCTCGCAACAGTGAACTGTTGCATCGCATTGATTATAAGGTTGATAAGATTGATGGCCGATTGGATGACCACATTGAGTGGCATCTAGATAGGGAGAACTGATGAACTATAAGGATGCTTTCCACAGGGCGGTTGCTACGTTTGTTGCGGGTGCTACTGCTTCGCCGTTGACTGCCGCCGTGTTTGATGTGTCGTTCTTCAAGGCTGCCGCTATCGCTGGTGCGATTGCGGTGTGGAACCTTGTTGGTCGTGTCGCCCAAACCTATATCAAGTCCTGATGGCACGCCCTAGTAATAACGAGATTCTTGCGAAATATCGCAAGAAGATTACGCAGTCTAAGCGTTGGCGGCGTGAGGAATATTATGATGATACTTGGCGTCGTCTGGTGGACTTGTATCAAGGCAAGCATTACGAGCATTACGCCGAGGAAGATCGCATTTTGGTAAACCTTGCGTTCTCTACGGTGAACGTGATTGCCCCGTCGATTTCGGTGAACTATCCGAAGATCACGGTGAATGCTGTGAATCCTGATAATGCAGGTCAGGCTGTTATTGCTGAAGCGGTGGTGAACTATTGGTGGCGGCACCGAAACTTCAAAGATCATTTCCGTTCCGCTGTCAAAGATTTTCTTATTGTTGGTCACGGCTGGTTGAAGGTCGGGTACCGTTATGTTGAGGAGGAACGTGTCGGTGACTTTGAAGATGTGTCGGATGCTAATGTTGAGGAGAATGTCACTAGCACGACTTTGGTGGTCACGAAAGATGAGCCGTTCGTAGAGCGTGTTTCTCCGTTCGATGTGTTCGTTGACCCTGATGCGACCAGCATGGATGATGCCAAGTGGATTTGTCATCGTGTTCGTCGCACGTTGAATGATGTCCGTACAGATAAACGGTACGCCAAGAATGCCCGTGAGGATGTGCCTGCGGTTTCGTATGCCCGTTACACTGATGATCCTTCGTCCCGCAAGATTCATGACAAGGACGAAGGTTATGCCGATGTGTACGAGTTTTATGATTTGAAGAACAACACGGTGTCGGTGTTTGCTGATGGTGGCGAATCATTCTTGATCAAGCCGAAGAAGCAGCCGTATGCGTTCGGTCATCCGTTTGTCATGTTGCGGAACTATGACATCCCTGATTGTTTCTACCCGATGGGCGATTTGGAAGCAATTGAGCCGATGCAACGTGAGTTGAATGAAACTCGCACCCAGATGATGAATCATCGCAAACGGTATGCCCGCAAGTATTTGTACCGTGAAACGAACTTTGATTCAAACGGTCGTGCCGCTTTGGAATCGGATGAAGATAACGTGATGGTCCCTGTGCAGGGCGACATGCCGTTGGCTGATGCGGTTGCTCCGTTCCCCGCGCTAATCAACCCGCCAGAGTTCTACAATCAATCAGAGTTGATTCGCACTGATATCGAATTGATTTCTGGTGTCACCGAGTTTATGCGTGGCGGCGTATCGGAGATTCGCCGCACCGCTACCGAGGCGGCGTTGATTCAGGATGCGCAGAACGCTAGGACTGCGGACAAGTTGGCCGTCATCGAAACGTGTATCGCCAAGTTGGGTCGCCGTGTTCTTCAGTTGGCCCAGCAGTTTATGACTGGCGAGCAGGTGGCTCGCATCACTGCCCGTGATGGCGAGCCGATGTGGGTCACGTTTGACCGTGACTATATTGACGGCGAGTTTGATTTCGAGGTGGCGGCTGGATCAACCCAGCCGACTAACGAAGCGTACCGTCGCCAGTCTGCATTGCAGATGGTGGACGCTATGGCACCGTTTGTTTCCGCTGGTGTTATTGACGTAGCCAAGTTGGGTGCCTATGTGTTGCAGTTCGGGTTTGGTGTGAAGAACCCCGAGATGTTTATGACCACCCCCGAGCAGCCACAGCCTGACGAGATGGCGATGGGTGCGCCTCCGATGCCCGCCCCTCCTGTGGATGCTATGGGTGCTATGGGTGCTGGTGCTCCGCCGATTGATCCTATGATGTTGGCGGCTTTGGCGGCTGGGCAGCCCCCCGAGGGTGCGCCCATGCCGCCTATGATCTAATTTTTAGAACGCATTTTCTATATAGTAGAGCAACCTGAGTGGACTCTGGATAGGAGACTTTGTGTCTGAAATTGAAACTACTGAAGTTGGTCCCGAATCTGTCGGGGAAACCACGGGAGTAGAAACAGGAGAAGTTGATTCTCCGTCTTACGAGTATGTTGATCCGACTGCTTTCGATGGAAAGTATGTCAAGGTCAAGGTTGATGGTGAAGAACTGGATGTGCCTTTCAGTGAGGCGCTTCAGGGATATCAACGTCAGGCTGATTATACTCGCAAGACTCAAGAGTTGGCTTCTCAACGGGAACAGTTCCAGTTTGCGCAGACTTTGCAGCAGGCTCTTGAATCTGATCCGCAAGGCACCTTGCAGGTGTTGTCCCGTCATTACGGGGTAGCAGCAGCCCAGCAGATGGTGGCGGATGCGCAGCCCGAAACCCCACAGTTCGATGATCCTTTGGAGCAGCGTGTGTGGGAAGCCGAGCAGCGCCTACAGCAGTATGAGACAGAGCGTGCTAACGAGCAGTTGCAGCGGGAAATTTCTCGTCTACAATCCACATACGATGACTTTGATGCACAGCAAGTTGTTACCGCCGCTTTGCGGATGGGAACAACCGATCTGGAGGCGGTCTACAAGCAGACTGCTTATGATCGTTTGATGCAGAAGATTCAAACGCAGGCTTCTGCCGAGCAGGTTTTGGCTAACCAGAATCAGCAGGTGGTGGATGCCAAGCGTGAGGCCGCTTTCATTGAGGGTGGTGCTTCTGCGAACGGTCCTTCGGATCAGCCTGTGGGGAAGGTCGGTTCCATCCATGAGGCTTGGGCGCTTGCCAAGCAACAGATGGGTATGTGATCCGTTCCGTTTCTTTAGAATTGAGGTAACATCATGGCTGGTAACGCCAATTTTGATTCGTTGCTTTCGACTACTCTCGCCAACTATCGGGATCAGTTGACTGACAACATTTTCACTGCTCGTCCTTTGACGAACTTCCTGATGGACAAGGGCCGTGTCCGCATGCTGGACGGCGGCACGAAGATCGTGGAGCCGTTGGTTTACGGCCTCAACGGCACCGTCGGTTCGTACTCGGGTTACGACACCATTTCGCTGACCGCTCAGGAAGGCATGTCGGCTGCCGAGTACGATTGGAAGCAGTACGCTGCGTCCATCGCTATCTCGGGCATTGAGGAAGCCAAGAACAACGGCGAGGCTGCTATCATCAATCTTCTTGAGGCCAAGATCATGCAGGCCGAGGAGTCGATGCGTGAGGGCTTCAACCAGATGTTCTTCTCCGATGGCACTGGCAACTCGGGCAAGGACTGGCTGGGGCTTGCGGCTCTGGTTGATTCGGCTGGCACCGTCGGTGGCATTGACGCCACTGGCGTTGGCAACTCCTTCTGGCAGTCTTACGAGGAGGGTACCGCTGGTGCTCTCACCCTCGCTGCCATGGCTACCGCTTACAACTCGGTGTCGGTTGGTAACGACCATCCCGACATGGTGCTGACGACTCAGACTCTCTTTGAGAAGTACGAGTCGCTGCTTCAGCCGCAGTTGCGGTACACCGATGCCAAGACCGCTGACGCTGGGTTCCAGAACCTGTTGTTCAAGTCGGCTCCCGTCACCTACGACGTTCACTGTCAGGCGGGTGTCATGTATTTCCTGAACAGCAAGTACCTGACCCTCGTTGGTCACTCGGGCAAGTGGTTTGAGCAGACCGATTTCGTGCGTCCTGAGAATCTGGATGCCCGTTACGCTCTGATCATGTGCTACGGAAACTTGACCTGCCGCAACCGTGCGAAGCAGGGCAAGTTGACGGGCCGCACCGCCTGATCAATCAACAATTGATTCTGGGGGAGGGGGCTTCGGCCCTCTCCCCCTGATCGCATTCAGGGGATAACATGGCTAAGAAACCTGCTATTGATTTGGGAGATATCGGTGACGCTTTGGCTGCTCCTGTTCGGGCTTACACTAGGGCTGTACGTTCTTATAGTCGTAGCATTCAGTCTACTCGTCCTGACCGTTATCCTGAGAAGTATCCGAGAAAAACTGTTGGTGGTCGCACTGCGTTCAAGGGTGGCGCTCCACGCAAAAAGTCGGCTGCTGGCCGACGGAAGGGTAGGTGATCATGCCTCAGGGTAAGGGTTACAAGGATTATGATTCGGCTGGCAAGAAGAAGTCGATTGCCAAGCGTCTGGGTAAGGCGGCGATTGAGGTTGCTGCTAATCCTATGGGTTACAGCAAGATGATGAATGCTCCGAAGGCTCCGCCAAGGGCCAAGACAAAGCCGCAATCAAAGCGTCGTCCCGGCGAAGCCCCGTCTACGATTGCTGGTCGGACTGCTCGTACTGCCCCCGTAAAGAAGGCTGGCGGTGGGTCCAGCAGTGTGAAGCCTCGCAAGAAGTCTACTGGTTCTGCTGGTCCGTTGGCTGGTCGTTCGCCTGCCATGTCGCCAAAGAAGAAGTCTGGTGCTGGCAAGGGTGCAGCCCAGAAGAAGGCTGCTTCCAAGGCTAGGCTTGTCAGCGTTGATAAGGTTGATGCTGGTCGCCGTCGTACTCAGGTTGCTGTCAGGCGTGGGGCTGCCAAGAAGGCTGCTGCCCGCACTGTTGCTATGGCTACCGAGAAGAAGCGTGATCGTGCCGCTTCCCGCAATCGGCGTTACAAGGATGATCGGGCCTATAGGGACTGACTAGAACGAATCGCCTATAGGTGATGAGTAATATTCAGGCAGTTCCAGCCCATAGTTTGTACGGTCGTCCCGCTGTGGACGCTCGTTTGGCGCATATGGACGGTGCTCGCATTGCGGCACCGTCCGCACCGTATGTGGGCAGGGGGAACAAATGTACGGCCAATGAGGATACTTGTGAGGGTATGCGTGCCAAAGGCACGGAATACTGTATGGGTCATCTGAGGTCATTCAAGAAGAAGGGTGGTGTTGTCGATGGCGATGAGCAGGTTGACTCTAGCGCAGATTCGTGACAATGCCAGAGCGATCACAGAAACCGAGTCCGATGATGTGTCGGACGCCTTGTTGAATCTGTATATTCAGGACGGCTATAACAGGATTATTGATTTGGAGCGACGTTGGCCTCATTTGGAGGTGTCGTTCCAATTCAACACAGTGGCGAATCAACGGTCGTATACGATCAATGATTACACGGATGATGATATTCGTGAGATTGTTTCTCTGGTCGATCAGGTGAATGTTCGGTTGGAGTGGATTTCGTATGATATGGCGGAGGACTATTATATTGGTGCGTCTGATGCGCCGGGACGCCCTATGTTTGTGGCGTTCTGGGCTGACCAGTTGCATCTGTTCCCACAACCCAGCGGTGTTTACACGTTGAAGGTTCGTGCCTACAGGAATCCTAATGATTGGATTACTAGTGGGGGTACGGTTGATGGGCCTGACGGGTTTGATTTGCCGTTGGTCTATTATGCGGTGTCGCATATCTACAGGGCGCAGGAAGCGCCGCAGATGGCGGCAGAGTATGAGCGTGCATTCAATGATGGTGTGGCGTTTTTGCGTCGGGATATTATGAAGCCTGAATCATACTCCCCTGTGGTGCTGTCGTCTGGTGGACGGAAGCATCGTTGGGGTTCGCTGGAATTCTGACATGCGTGCGTTCGCCATTGAGGATTTCACAGGCGGCCTGAATCTTCGGGCCGATGTGTTCAATCTAAACAGCAACGAGTCGCCTGACTTGTTGAATGTGGACATTGATCCTCGGGGCGGCGTGTTTCAACGGCGTGGACTTCAACGATGGGGTTCTACGAATGTGGCTGGCGTGTTGCCGCAGAACTGGGGAACTTCGCAGAACCTGTGGTTTTGGGAATCCGACACTCCGCAAATGTTGCTGTCGGCTAACGATACCGTCTATTATTCCAGCGATGGGACGTTCGCTGATACGACCATCAGCACGGCTTCCAGTCCGTTTGGTGCAGTGTTTTCCAGTTGGTCTGACGGCAATGAAGATGTGGCATATGTTGCTTGTGGGTGTGGTTCTGGTGCGCACAAATGGGACGGGACCACTAAGACTGCGTTGACTGCTAATGGTACTGGTGCTTGGCAGAATGATTTGTTGTCACCGTCTACTGGTCACATGCCGCAATGCAGGCATGTGACGTTCCATATTGACAGGAACTGGGTGGCGTACACTGGCGAGGACGGTACGTCATATCCCGACAGGGTTAGGTTCTCTCACCCGTTGTTCCCCGAGTCGTGGCGTGAAGATGATTATATTGATGTTGTTGGCGGTGGCCGTGGGATTACTGCTTTGGTGTCGTTCAACGGGCATATTGTCGTGTTCAAAGAACACGCTATTTATGCGATCTATGGCTACAGTGACGACACTTTCCAAGTTGTTACCGTCACTGAAGATATTGGTTGTGTCAACCCCAGTGCCATAGCGGCCACAGAAACTGGGTTGTATTTCTTTGACGGCCAGAACGGTTTGTTTGTGTACGATGGTCGCACTGTTGATTATATGTTTGAGCAGTTGCGCCCGTTGTTTGACACAAACGAGTTCAATGATACTGCTTTGGCCGCGGTGCGTGTGTCTGCTGTGGGCCGCAAGGTGTATGTGTCGTTGCCGACTGGTGTGTCTACCAGTGCGGAAACGTATTCGATGATTGGTGTCAATTATCGCGACACCGGCATTCTTTATGCCGGTGGAGGTTTGACGTTTGATTCGTTGGGTGTTGGGTATGATGATTCCGATGTGAAGTGGGATGGTCAAACCCAGTCTGATGATGTGACTTCGACGTATGTGTGGGATTCTACGTTGGATAAGTCTGGTGCTTGGACGAAATATCAGATTGCTGACGGGTTTGGGTTGGGGTCTGGTGCTTTGTTTGTTGATTCGAACAACAACTCTAAGGAGTTGTTTGTTCATCCGACGAAGCCGCAGGTGTTTTATTTTGATCGCAATTTGTATACGGACAACGTGTTGGGTTATTTCAGCCCGTTCAGTTCTTTTTATGTTACGTCGTGGCAGGATGCTGGGTCGGCGCATTCAAAGAAGTTCTGGCGTCGCCCTGAGTTTGTGTTGAACCGCGAGTATGCTGCCTATGATTTGTCGGTTGCTGTGTACCGTGATTGGGATTCGTTGACGCTAAAGAGACAGTTTGATGTGCCTGCCGAGGGGTTTACTGGTGCGGGTTCTCCGTCGCAGTGGGTTCAGACGTTCGGGTCTGAGGTGTCCCGTGGTAACAGTTTGGGTTTGGGTCGTGCCGTGCAGTTGAAGTTGTCTAGTAATGATTCAGCGAAGTGGGGTGTGAACGGCATCACGTTCAAATATAATCCACGGGGTTATAAGCCGTGAGGCGGGACGAACCGTGGTTCGCCCCGCAACTCACCAGTTTGCGTGGCCCTGACCAGTTGCCGTTGCGCAACATCTTCTTGTCGTTGACCGAATATTTGCGCCGCTATTTCTCTAGCAATGTGGGGCATTGGTTTGTTTATGAGGGGACTACGGATGCGGTTGGGGAGTTGGTTTTTCCGCATAACGCCCCGTTTACACCGTCAGTGGTGCAGGTCACCGAGGCATTTGTCGATTCTACTACACATAATCAGGGGGCCTTCCACATTGATTCAGTGGATGATACGAATATTGGTCTCCATTTTCTTGTGGCTACTAGCGGCAATAACCGTAATAACACTGATGTGAAGGTGCATGTCCTGTGTTTACCGTAACCTGTGGATAACTATAGAACGAACTAGGTATATGTGATGGCCGATTTTTCTTTTGCTGACACCAATTATGGGCTGGCTGAGGCCAGCGCTCGTCGGCGTGCTCGTCAATCAAATCTGCAAACCCAGTTGGGTTTGACTGATTTGGCTAGACGGACGGAACGCACTACCCGTGATGTTACCAAGGCGTACCGTCAGGCTGCGGCCCCTCAGATCACTGGTTTCACGGCCCGCGGGTTGGGCAGGTCTGGTGTTTTCCAGCGTGCCATGAAGGACTTTGTGGGCGCTCAGCAGCAGCGTTTGGGTGATATTGCTACGGAGCAGCAGGCTGAGCAGACACGGTTGGAGTTGCAACGTCAGCAGGCGGCACAGGATTTGCAGGATTATTTGGATCAGTTGCAGTTGTCTAGGCAGCAGCAGATTATTTCTGATGCGCAAACTTTGCGTCAGTATGCGCCGATGTCAGGCTTGTTCAGTTAGGGGTTATTATGAGAGATGACAAAGATTGGTCGAAGCCCGCTAGGCGAACTGTTCCTTCTAGTTACGGTTATGGCCGTGGCTCAGGCAAGACTACTTACAGGACGCAGAAGCGTCGGACTTATTGGACTGGTGAAAAAGCCGTTGACCAGTTGCATCCACGCTCTAAGGCTCAGAAGAAAGGTCGTGGGTCGGGTCGCACTACCCGTGCGTCCCGTCGTCGTGCTATTGATTTGGGGGGGCGTTGATTCGTTATGGCTAATGGGATGTTGAGTCGTCGTATCAGGCGGCAACCGTGGCAGATTGACGACGAGAAGCAGAAAACTATTCCGAAGCGCCCTACTCCAGTTCGTTCTGCGCCGACTAGCCCTGCCGAGTTGGAGCGTCAGCGGACTGGTGGTACTGCTGGACGTTATGCCAGCCAGCAGAATCGTCCCCCGTCGGATCGTGGCCTGAGCCGTCCCGCTCCCCGCCAGATTGCTCCGTCGTTGGGCGATGTGGATGCGTTCGAACAGGCGTTGAAACGCGAGTATGGTGGGCAGGACCGACTGACAACTGGCGGTTTGGGTGGCGCAATGTCCAGCATGTTCGCTGGCGGCAAGGGTTCCACCCAATACGAGCGTTTGTACGATCCGTGGCTGGAAAAATTTGATACGGCCCTTGAAAACATTAGGACGAAGAACGCTATTGCTGCTGGTTTGGCTGGCGGTGCAGGTGGTGCTGGTGGTGCAGGTGGTTCAGGTGGCGGTGGTGGTGGTGCCGCTGCTGGATCTGACTATTCGGGTGCAATCAATTTGTTGCGTGATCGTTTGGCTGGTGTGTCAGCCCAGTATGATCCGATGCGTGCCGCTTTGGCGGCTGCCGCAGCGGCCAGTCGAAAGTCGATTGATGATGCCAGCGCACAAGCGTTAGCACGCCTAGCACAGATTGATCCTGAGGCTGCGTTCCAGTTCATTGTCCAGCAGACGCAGACTCCTGCGGCGGCTGGCATGAATTATCTTCAGGCTATCGGTGCAAGTGGTGCCGATGTGGACGCTGTTCGCATGTTGAATGAGGCGTTGTTGGCGCAGCAGTTGGCTGCCAGCCAACAGTATTCGTCTGGTATGACTTCTGCTTTGGAGGCTGAGCGTGCCGCTCGTCAGGCGGCCAGCGTGTTGATGCAGCAGGAAGGATTGCGCAACTTGGAGGCTGTCCGTTTGGCTGAAGCACAGCGGATCGCTAACGCTGAGGCGGCTGCACGGAAGGCTATTGAGGATGAGATTCTTGATTACGAGTTGAAGCAGGCGGGTGGCTGATGAACGAAGAAATGTTGGCGGCACTACTGGCAGCGCAGGTTCCTACGAGCCTGTCTCCTGATGCGATCAGTGCTGTTCAACAGGGGTTGAGCCGCACCGATCTGTCAGCGTTGCTGACTCCTGCTTTGGGTGTCGGTAGCGGTGTGGTGAATGAGCAGGTGTTGGCTGAAGGTTTGCGCAACTATTTGCTGCAAGCCATGCAGGCTGCTGAACGTGATTATGCTGCTTCACAATCAGAGTTGTTGCCTCCCATTGCCCCTATCGAAACCCCCATTGTCGGGCAGATTCAGAACAAGTGGCGTGCGGCCACACAGAATGATCCTGAGTTACTGGATTTGATCAACACGACGTTGTTGAATGTGTATCTATTTGGCGGTAACCCTGAGGGCGAGTTGGCTGCTTTGGAAACCGCTTTGGGTGGCGGTCAGCAAACCACGGGAAGATTCGGTTTGGCTCCTGCGGTCCAGTTACCTGCTGGGTTGGAAGAAGATTTGAAGATTCTCGCTAACGAACGTGACTTCAATCAACGGGCTGAACGGGATTATCAGCAGGAATTGGCGGCATACAATCAGGCTGTGGCCGCTCTGCCTGAGCAAGCACCGTTGGATTACGAGCAGTTGCGTCGTGACTATTTCTCGGAGATTGGGCTGCCCGCTTTGGCGCAGTTGCCTGCGCCGGGGCAGCAGTACGAGTTCACTCCCGAGCAGGTGTTGGCGTTGCGTAAGCCGACGCAGCGTGGCACGACTAGGACGTTGGCTGAATCAATGTTGGCTGCTAGGCGTGAACCATTCAAGCCGAAGCCGTCTGGCGGACCGGCATCTGCGATGCCGGGTCCGATTGCGGATGTGTCTGGTCCGTCTGGTGCTCAGCGTGTGTTGGCCCGTCAGGCTCAGGTTGATCCGTTGAAGGCAATCATTGGTGCGGAGGAAGATACTGCTAGGTTGCGTGCGGCCCGTGCTGGTCGCACGTTGGCCGCCAAGGGTCGCACACCTTTCCAAGACGCTATGAGACAATTGTTGGGTATCGGAGTTCTGGAAGCCTCACAGTAATGCCTATCACCAGATCGCCTTTCAGTAGGCGTCCACAGCAGATGCCCCGTCAGGATGACGGGTGGATTGACATTACTACTGGTCAGCCTGCGAGTCAGCCCACTGGTCAGCCTGCTCCCGTGCAGCCTGTTGATTCGGGTGGCTATCAACCTGTTGTTCCGTCGTCTGGTGATGTTTCGGTTCCTCGGGTGCAGCCTGCGGCTGCGGTAAAAGATGACACGGTTACTCCTGCCGATGTGCAGGATGTGATTCAAACCCAGTATGAACGAATCGTTGATGATCCCAGTGTTTCCCCTGAGCGCAAGCAGGGATTGATTGAGCAGTTGTCCACGATTGCTGGTGGTGGCACGTTGCCGGGGCTGGGGTTGACTGGCAAGGTTCTGGGTCTTGCTGGCAAGGGAATCATGGAGGGTTTGGGATGGTTGCCTGTTGGAGCGCGGGGGGTTCAAGCAACTTTTGCTGAGCCGTTTGAAGCGTTGGGGATGATTGGTTCTGGTGCGGCGCTTGATGTTTCTGGTGCGTATGGTGCTGCCGCTGGTCGTGGCCCTATCCCTGAGTCTGAGGCCAGTGTTGATGTCACTCCTGTGCCTTCTGGTGGGCGTGATGTTTTCCGTTTGCCGTCCGAAAGGATCAGCACTCGCAGGTCGTGGCAGGAGAAAGTCAAAGACCCTAATTATATGTTGACTGTTCCAAACATTCGGGACAAGGTGAATAAGCCGACTGGTGTTGGGTGGGTTGACAAGTTGATCAACGGCGGTTTGTTTATTGTGGATGCTGGAGCAGAGTTGACGTTTCAGGGTCTAACTGATCCGTTGTCGTATGTGACGTTTGGGGCGGGGCAGTGGGCTGGTCAGGCTGGTCGTGCCGCTTTGACGGCACGACTGTTGCAGGATGATGCTGTCAGGGCTGTTCCCAGTTTGTTGGAGAATCCGCAACGGTTGTATCGTTTGGGTGAGTGGGGTTTGAAGCGGTCTGAACGTCAGGCGTTGGTTCAGGCTGGCATTCTGGAACCTGAGGGTATTGCTTGGGCGTGGGGTTCTCAGGGGGTGCTTGGTGGCACGGGTCGTGCTGCCCGTGCTGTGGGCGGCACTGTGGCCCGTGGCCGTGCCAGTGTTGGTGATGTGTTGTCGAAGATCGGTCCTAGGGGTGGTGTTCCTGCTTTGGCCACTGTTGGTACTCGCCGCAATTTGATTGCGGCTGCACGCAACAGGGGTTGGAATGATGCTGGTGGTGAGGCCCGTACCGCTGTTCTCCAGTATGCTGGTTCGTTGGCTGCCCGCCGTGAGGCGGGCATCACGACTGCTGTGTTGAATTCTCGTTATCGTGGCTTGTTGAAAGAGTTGGCTGAGTCTCCCTATAGGAATGATATCGCTACGTTGATTGAGCCGGGTACCACAGCGACCACAAGGCAGTTGCCTGCTGAGGCTCAGGATTTGGCGAACCGAGTAACTGATGCGTTTGAGGAAATGCGCCAGTTGTATAACATGCGGATGGACGGGTTCCGAACTAAGTATGGTTTGAATCCTAATTACGCTATTGATATCCCGTCTATTGATAACTATTTCTTCCATAAGGTTACGCCCGAGATGAATCGTTTGATTCGTACTACGAAGGCAACTGATAAGACTCCGTGGATGTCTCAGGTTCAGGAGATGATTGGGGTTGGTGCTCGGGAGATGCGTCAGGGTGGCGGCCCGTTGCGTATGCGTAAGTTGATTGCTGGCGAAAAGTTTTTAGATGAAGAACTCCAGACTGGTTCGATTGCGGAAATCAACGAGATTTGGCGGCGTAAGACGAACACTGATTTTGATTTCTTTGAGACTGATTCGGCTGAGGTTGTCTCTAGTTATATTGACAGCATTTCGAATCAGGCTGCCCGTGTCGCTTACTTTGACAGGTTGTTTGACTATGGGACGGATGCTATTCGTCCCGTGTTGGAGAAGGTTATTCCTGATAAGACTTTGTTGAAGGAAGCGCAAGACACCTTGAACACGTTGAATAACGAACGTCAAGGTTTGATTCGCAGAATCTCCAATGCTGTTGTTCGTGGCGAGAAGAAGGCTGGCAATAAACTGGTTGAGATTGCTGAAGCGGTGTTGCGTGGCTCTGATGACAAGTGGGTGCAGGCGGAGCAGGCTGTTGCTGCACGACAACAGGAGTTGTCGAATCTTGCTGGACAGTTGAAGGTGTTGCGGACACAGGCTGATGCTCAGACGGCGAATATTCGTGGCTCTTGGGAAGATATGATTACCGCTTTGGAGTTGCGTGTTGCTTCTATTGAGGATGCGATCAGTCGTGGTGAGGGTGCGCAGGAGGCGGCACGCCAATATCTGTTGGAGCAGCATTCCAAGATGTTCCCGAACCGCAAGAAGCGTCCGTCGGATATCCGCCAGTTGGCTGCCGAGGTGTTGGAGCGCAGGGAAAACAAGTTTGCTTCCAAGTTGAAGGCGTTGGAAACTCGCCGTTCACGGGCGCAACGCCGTCAGGCTTCCGCCGAGCGGCGTGCCGAGCGGCTGGGTGTGGAGGCCAGCGAGATTACCGAGTCGGTTGAGAGCATCAACACTAGGACGACACGGTTGCGTGCTTTGTCGGAAATCAATTTTGATTCCGAGGTTGCACCTGACGGTGTGGTGTATACGTCTGAACAGTATTTGCAGGATTTGCCTGACGGTGGGGCCGCAGTGTTTTACCCTGAGGCGAGCGATATACCTGATCCGATTGCTATTCCTGCGGCAGACATTGAGCAGACGTATGATTTGTCCAGCAGGTTGGATGATATGCAACGTGTGTTGACTGCGTTGGATGAGTCGGCTGGCGAGGTGATTGCCGAGTTGACTGGCAATCAGGAGTACGCCGATTGGATCACGGTTGAGGTCCGCAGGTTGATGGAGTCGCCGTTGGGTACCGAGATTGATCCCCGTGTCCCCGAGCAGTTGGCCCCGTTGATTCAAACGATTCACGGTTGGGGCAGGTCTGCTGAAACCAGCGACGAGATTGTTCAAACCTATTTGGCTGCGATGATTGATGCTGTCGATATTGCTTTGGCTGACGCTACCGAACCTCTTGATCCCGACACTGTGATCGCTCTTGTTGATGACATGATTCGTGGGGCCGCATCTATTGATGCTGGCCCCGAAGCAGCCCGTGTCATGGTGTCGATTCCTGATGTCCAGTTGGGTGGCACCAAGATTTTGATGGACCCGACGGAAACGTGGAACATTTATAGTGGTGCCACTGACAACGTGTTTGCTGGCATTGCTGATGGCACGTTGGCTTGGGATGATGTTGTTCCGCAACGCACCGTGATTGAGCCGACGGCTGCGGCTGCGCCTACGCCTGCACCGTCTGCCGCACCTGCGGTTCGTCAAACCTTTGAGGCGACCACAGACGATTCAACTAGGGATGCGTTGGGTCGTGGCGTTTGGGTTAGCGACAGGAAGCGTGCCGAGGCAATCACCGAGTTGATTGCCGATGCGAAGAAGGCGGAGAAGGCTGGCACAATCAACGAGTTCTTGTCTCGTTTGGATGATGTTGCTGACATTGGTGAGAAGGCCGAGTTGGTGAAGCGTGCGCTGGCTGCTGGTCGTGGTGCTTCACGAAGCCCGTTCTTCGCTGAGGTGTTGGATCGTTTCCAGATGGAAGTGGAGTTCGCTGTTGGTCGTGCGGCTGGTGGTATCGGCACCGATAATTTCTCTAGGAATGTGCAGCAGGCTGCGTCTGCTGATCCCGAGTTGTTCTTGCGGTACACGGCTGAGGCGGCACAGTCTGCTGGGGTGAAGAAGCCTGAGTCGTGGGCGAAGATTCCGAAGGCTGAACGTGACCAGTTGGATGCGGCTGTCAGTCAGCCGACTGCTGCGGCTGCCCCCGAACCTGTGGCCGCTGTGGAGCCGACCACTCAGGTGACTTCCACTCCGCTGGATGCGGAGATGCGGCTTGCGGAGGAACGTGAGCAGTTGATTGCCCGAGGCCAGCAGATCGATCCCGAGTTGGAGAAGGCAGCCCGTGCTGACACGGAGGCCCGTGCCGCTGCGGCGGCAGCGGGCCGTGAAATCGGCACGTTGCGTAGCGGTGAAACTCGTGCTCGTCAAGCAATTGAACAGCGTGTCAATGTTGCCCGTGGCAGGGAACGTGTTGATATCGGGACGGGTGAACCTGTCACCCGTGGCAAGGCTGGTCAGGAGTTGCGTTCCGAGCAACGCAAGTTGAACAAGGCACGTTCCGATATGGAACGTGAGATTCAATCTGATCCTGTGTTCAAATCAATCAAGCAAACTGAACGCAAGGTTGAGGCGGCGGCCACACGGTTCGAGGCTGCGGAGGCTGCGTTTGTTTCGCAAGATGATTGGCAGCAGTCGGTGCGTCCGTTGTACGAGAAAGAAATCAACGACATTCGTGATGCTTTGAATTCGGCTCCGCCTGCTGGCGCTGCCCGTCAGGGTGCGACAGAGTGGGCGAACAGGGTGCAAGGCGTGTTGGATAATTTACAGACCGTCCAGTTCACGGACAAGCAACGTCAGGCTTGGGACAGAGTGTTCACCCAGTTGTTCGGTTTGGAAGCAGACCTTGCCAAGAAGGAAGCGAACATTGTTATCCAACAGAACGTGGTGAACAACATCGCTAATTCAAATATTGGCGGCCAAGTTGTCAAAGATATTTTGGATGGCTGGGTTGAGATTGAACGGCTCGGTGTGCAGATTCCCCGTGAACTGTACGACGAGATGACGTTGGGTGTCCGCAAGTTGCAAGACCCCAAAGAGTGGAACGCTTTCATGAAATCCTATTTGGAGTATCAGCGTTTCTTCAAGGCGTATGCCATCTCAACGCCGGGGTTCATTGTTCGTAACGCTATGACTGCAGCATTCAATAACCTTGTTGCTGGCATTACCCCATTACAACAGGCTAAGACTTTCAAGTTTGCCCGCGAGTATTATCGCAATGGTTTGGATGCAGCATTTGATTCGTTGTCGGCAGCGGACCGCCCCATATTTGAGGAGGCGTTCCGTGCTGTGGTCGGTTCGGGTGGCGGTCAAGCCATTGATGAAGTGATGCCGTTGATTCGTGGTAAGTCCAGCCGCATCTACAACAATGCTTACACTCGTTGGTTCCAGAAGCGCAACGAGCAGGCTGAAATCTGGGGCCGTATGGCGATGGCAATTGACGGTGTGGAGCGTGGCTTCACGTTGGATCAGAACTCTGCTCGTATCATCCGTTACCATTTCGACTATTCGGACACTTCACGTTTGGATGAGGTGGCGAAGTTGGTCATCCCGTTCTGGACTTTCGCTAGCCGCAACATGTCGCTGCAAATCATCAATCAATTTACACGACCTGGAATGTATCAACGGTACAATGATTTGCGTGAGTTGACCGCGGGGCGTGCATCTGACTACCAGTTCTGGCCCGTGTGGTTGCGTGAACGTGAACCGTTGCAGTTGGGTGACGGCAGATATTTGAATCCCGATTTGCCGCAGATTGATTTGCAACAGCAGTTGGAACAGTTGCTAGTTCCGCAACGTCTGTTGGGTCAGTCGAACCCGTTGATTCGCACCGCCGTCGAAGGGTTGACTCAGAAGTCGTTGGCGTTTGACACACCGTTCGGCACCAAGACGCAGAAGGCTGGGGTGACTGACATCCCGTCTGCGGTGTTGACCGAGTTGTTCGGGTTGACTGGCGGTGATGTGAGTGGCGAGTTCACTGATGACGGCTACCAGATCGGGCGGTTCGCCCAATCAGTTGGTCCCGGTTTGTTGCCGCCGTTGCAACAGTTGCAGCGTTATCTCAAGTCTGGTTTGAGTGCCGCTGGTCAGGGGCCAGAGTCCCCTGTCCAGCAGGCCATTGGTGGTTCTCAACGGTATGCGGAGCGTGATTTCTGGACGACGTTGGGAACGTATCTTGGTATCCCGTATGGGCAGTTGACTCCTGAGCAGATTCAGGGCGAGTTGCGGCGTATGGAGTACGCCGCTAAAGGCGTGGGAAGATGAGTTGGAAAACATTTATTGATGTCTCCAAGTGGCAGGGCGAGATTGATTGGGATGTGATGGCGGCGTCTGGTGTGGACGCCGTGTATATGCGTGCGTATAACGGGCTGACCAAGGACAAGAAGTTGGATCAGTATGCGGAGAACGCCCGACGGGTCGGGCTACCGTTTGGTTTGTATACGTTCTGGCGTCCGAAGTATTCCGCTCAGGAACAGGTCGCTAAACTTTTGGCGGCCCACAGCCAGATGGGTGCGTCGTTGATACCGATGATTGATGTTGAGCATGGCGATGAGAAATCGCCTGCGGATATTGGCAGGTCGATAACGCAGGGTGTGCGTCTGGTTGAGAAACATTTGGGTATGTCGCCTGTTATTTATACGGCGGCATGGTTCTGGAATCCTGCCGTGAAGGGTGCGGTTGTTGGGCATTGCCCGTTGTGGCTTGCTCGTTATTCTGTGCCTGATGTGCCGCATGATCCGAGTGAGTGGGCTGATCATGCGATGCGATACAAGCAGCCTGTGGTGCCGAAGGACTGGTCACAGTGGGATGCTTGGCAGTTCTCTGCCGAAGGTAATTTCAGGGGCCATGTGTACGGTACGTCATCGACGCATCTTGATTTGAATATCATGCGGGGCGAATCATGGGACAGGTTCGTTGTTGATAGGAAGAAGCCTGAGGTTGTCCCGCCGTCAATCAATTATGATCGGAGTTTCAAGATGAGAATGGTTGTACCGCCAGTCAGGGTTTACGATTCCCGTCATGCTGGCGCACATGCTAGGGGTGAGTCCCGTCGTATCCGTGTGGATGCTGTGGATGCGGCGTTTGTGAACATCACGGTGATCGATCAGGGTGGTGGCGGTTGGCTGACTGCTTGGGGTGCTGGCAACATGCCTGTTGTCAGCAACGTGAACTGGGGTGCAGGTCAGACGATTGCTAACACCAGTTGGGTGCCTGTTGTGGATGGGCATATCAACGTGTTCACCAGCGCACCATGTCATGTGCTGGTGGACTTGCAGGCGTCATCCTGATTCGTGCCTGAGGTGGGATTCGAACCCACACTGTACGCAGTTTGAGTGCGCCGCCTCTGCCGTTGGGCTACTCAGGCTGGAAGTCTGGTTCGATGGCGTCCCTGAGAACTTCAATCAGTTTACCCATCTCTGCCATCAGCATGTAGACGGCTGTGGTGTCGCCCGAGGTGGCGTCGTCCCAGCAGTCAATCAATAGTTCGGCGTCGTACTGGGAGATTTCGAATCCGATTTCGAATCCGTTTTCCAGTTTGCGGTGAGCGATGTCCAGCATTCTTCCAATCTCGTCCAGTTCTGATTCATCGAAGTGCTCTGTCATTTTCTGCTCTTTGCTTCCGCTATGGCACGGCATGATCTGATTGCGTTGTGGATATCCAGCAGGTGTTTGCGTGGCAGGCCGTGACGTTCCACTTCTGCTTTCAGTGATTCCAGTGTTGCTTCTAGTTCTACGACTTCTTTCTTATTCATCTGCCAGTTCCAAGGTGAAATGATTTGCGATTACCATGCCTGTGACTACAGCATACCCTACGATATCCATGAGTGTGTCTAGCAATGATTCGTTGCGGGGGATTGGGTTGGATGATATGTTTCTGGTCAGGTTGTTTAGTCGTTCAATCTTGTCGGACATGCGGACAGCGATCCCCATGATTCCGAAAGCAAGAATGTTTCCCGTACCGTAATCATGTTGCTTGTTGCACAACAGGTTGACCATCTGGTCGATATCCCATTGGCCTCTGTCTTTCAACGCACGGCACGCCAACGTGCCGGTGCTGATAATGAAATGTCCCAGCCTCCATTGAGCACCGCTTTGCGCCAGTTCCTCTGGCTGTGCTTGCTCAATCAATCGTGGCCCGCGGGTGCGAATTGAATCAATAGCGTAATCGGATGCGTGAACGGCGTTGCGGTCATGGAACTCTAGTTCGTATCTTGCGGCGTCGTTCCATGTTTTGATTTCGCTGGCTAACATGAATCTCCTACCTGTCAACATATTTCTCTTTTATGTTTGGGTGTGCCAGCATGGCTTCTTTCAGAAGCCTGATGGCTTTCTGCACATTGTACCATGTGACACTCTTGGATGAGTAGCCCATCATTTCGGTGATCTGATTGTAGGTGTACCGATCATAGAACACCATCCGTAACAGCAGTTGATACGGTTGTTCTAGTTGATTGAGGGCGTCATCGATTTGTTCTATTGCCAGCCAATCAGTTGTCGGATGATTCACTTCTCCTTGCACCATCATCATCTCCTCAATCGGAGATGATGGGATCGCTGGGAGATGATTCAGATTATCCACTGTTCTCGGGGAACAGTTCGATTGGCAAACTCCAGTAAGGTTTCTGGTTGTCGGGGAACCTATCGACGGTCCCTTCTCGTTCCAGCAATAGCGACCACACGGACACACGTTCGCATGTGGACCGCTTTCGGTATGAGTCCCATACCCACAGGTAGCAATCTCCAAACGTGTCCCACAGTCTGAGGTTGTCAAGTTTTTCAAACTTGACTTTCAAGGTGGGTTCTTTCGCACGGGATGATACGCCCATCACCTCGTAGGCTCCGTCGGCTAGCAGGAAGTCGGGTGCCTGCCTGTAGAACACGGGTAGGCGTGCGACAGGGAAGTCTGGTCTGTCGATTCCTAGGCGGTGAGCGTGCGGATATTGTTCTAGGAATGCCTTCTCGGCGGTGCTTCCCATTGTTTGATATCGGCCAACCCAGTTCTGATCTTTATAATCGAACGTCATCGTTTCTCTCCTCGGACAATCATCACACATTTGTCGTCCTCGAAAGCGATGCCGTTCAATCCGTCCAACAATAACTTCAAATAGTTATCGGTGTCACCTCTGAGTTTCGATGTGTGTTCTGAATCAATGGGGGTTATCGTCACTTCTGTTTCTGTGGTGCGGAAGATTGCTTCAATCATCACTGGCCCGTCATAGTACGGGCCTCTGAGTTTCGTATACAGTTCACTGATGTACGCTTCTGCCGCCAGTGTGCGTGCAGGTGTGAACACTCTGCCTCGCCTGCCTAGACGGGGGCGTCCTTTCACGGTTGGGCGTTGATCAACCGTGAACGTGAACGGTCTTTTATTTGATTTGCGGCGGGGCATATTGAATCATATCATTCCAGTTACCCGTAGGCTCGGCGCACCATCTTGTCGATTTGCTCGTCGCAGTCGGCACGACCGTGGAACTTGCCCCACCTGCGGTCGGCGTCACGAATCACCATCGCACACGCTGACGCTGACATGCCTGATTCGTTGCAGATGTGGGCGAGTCGGGCCAACGTGTTGCTACGGTCACGGCCCTGCAGGGGGCCGTCACGCCAGATCACATAGCCCAGCCCACCGATCTGTCGTAGTCCTTCGGCAAGGTCGGTGGACGGGTCGGACACGTTGAACACGACATGCTGTTGAGCAGGCGGCTCATACATTCGTGCGACCCTGCGGATGATATCGGGCGTGTTGATATTGATTGTTGCTTCCCGCACGAAATCAACGAGCGGCATCGGAGCACCGTTCATATCAAGGATGACACGACGGACTGGTGTTTCCACCAGCCCTCCCAGATAGGGGAGGCGAACATAGTTCCCGTACTTGGTTAGCGAAACATCCGTCTGCTTCGGGTTGATTTCTTTGGGTACCATGTCGCACACCTGATGGGCGAGCAACTGCATGTTGCGCATTGCTTCCGCTTCGATGGGGCGGTCCACAAAAATCCAGACATGATATCCCTTGGATCGGGACCGTTCAATCCATGACACGATGGCGGCCTGATACAACGTGGCTTGCAGTAGCAACGCTTGGTCGTAGTCCTCTACGTCAATGTCGGTGCAACCCCATGCGCAGATCGCACCGTCAGGTGTCGGCACGGCAGGGTATACACCCATGCCTGAGGTGCCGTTCAGGTGATCGACCCAGTGGTCGTCAGTGATTTTCGATTTGACGCATCGGCCTTCGTCGTGTCCGTACACATCGCCACGGCCACGGAACAATCTCACAAATGCGTCCACAGTTGCGGTGGTGTCGGGTGTCATGGTCAGCATAGTTTCCTCCTGTGCTGGGTTGGGTTGTTAGAAGTCGTCCCACAAATCTTGCACCGCTAGTTGCGAGGCGTCGTCTGTGGGTGCTGTGGTTGATTCGCTGGGCGACTGCGAGAATCCGTTGATTCGTAGCAGGCGGCCCGTGCCTGCCTCAATCTCGTAGTCCATGTCGTCCAACAGGTGTGCGTCCTGCCGCTTGCACTTGACAAGGTTGATTGTCACCGTGTTCTCATGCAACTGTTGTTCGTATCGCAACAGGTCTAGGCGTTCCAACATGCGTTCAGATGCGGACGACTTGTCTAGTTTCTCAATGATATCTGCGATCTGTGATTCGATTTCGAACTTCTTGCGTCGCACGCCAATGATGTGTGATGCCTGCTGTTCACCACCGTATGCACCTGACGAGATGGTTTGCTTCTTGCCGTCCGCACCTGCGGTGCGTGATGACTGGTGGAGGACAATCAACGGGATGTTGTGCCGCTTGCCGAACGCTTTGATTGTGTTCGCTTTGGCAGGCACAGTCTCGTCACCTGTCAACAATTCCAGATAGTCGAACACCATCAAGCGTGGCTGACCGAGGTGCTTGTCCACCTCAATCATTGATTTCTCCATGTCGCTCAGGTTCATGAACTGGTCGAACACTGCAAGGTTCGGGAACCATTCACGGGCTGTCTGCTCCAACATTTCAATCGACTTCGGATCGTTGTTGGCGATACCTGTTTCAAGTTCACGGCCTTGTACCTTGTGAACCAGACACGCCAACTTGATTAGAGTCAACGTGCGTGGCTCGTCAGGACAGAAGTAGACGACCACTTTGTCACGGTTCGCCACCAGAATCTGCAACAAGAACAGAGTCTTGCCTGAGTGGGAGAACCCGTTGATTAGACACATCTCGGACGGGGCCACACCCCTGACCTGCATGTCTAGGTCATTGAATCCAAAGTAGATTCGTTCATCGGGATGTTGCGCCCAATGCACATAGTCGGGGATGGCGTCTGCTAGTGGGCGATACAGGGCTGGCTTCTCATGATTCAACCCTGAAGATGAGTGGAGCGGGGCGATTGATTCGCCCCGCTCCACCATCGCCCATCGCTCTGCGATGAGGGATGATTCCATCAGTGTCAGTTCCTCGGCGGCCAGAAAGCGAAGTCGTCACCCTTGGCGTTCTTGGTGCCGTCAGCGGACTTGAACCACGGACGCTTAGGGTTCTGCGACAGGCGGTCACGGTTGTCGAACACTGCGGTAACGCCAGCGGCGGCACACTGGGAGGCGAGCCAGTCGGGCAGAGGTCCGTGCTGGGTGCCACGCACCTGCACCGTCATGTTCGTCGGAGCCTGAGCAGGTGCCGTGAACTGGGGGACAGGCTCAGGTGCGACGGTGCCACCGAATGCGTTGGCGACAGCCTGCGCAGGGTCGATGTTGTGCGCCGCCTTGATTCCGTCCAGCACCGCTTCGAAAGCGGCGTGCCAGTTGGTGATGTTCAGGTTGATATCATCCCCCGTAGGGGTGAGATCAGCCGCAATCTTTGCGGCAACCTGAGTGATGATTGACTCATCCTTGCTGATATTCATTTGCATCTCCTTCAGATGCTCGGTCCCGTCGGGATGACGGGTAGTTGGGAACTTGGGGCCAGCCGACGGGAGGAATCCGCATCAACCGAACGGCGTCGGCTGACCCCTGAGGCATGATCAAATTGTATCACGGCTAGTTACGGCAGGTGAGAACCCTTGCAGATCGACCAGTAATCACACCATGTCGATGAGCACAGCACATGCTGGTCATTCATGAACCAGTCACGTTGACCTGACGAGATGACTGCCTGATCGACTGCGGCTTTGGCTTGACGGTGGAGGAAATCATAGTGCGAACGGTTGCGTGTCACCTCCACGACCTGAGGCTTGGGTGATTGCTGACGCACCATGACACCGAACCTAAAGATTTGTTCGGCTCCATCAGCCAGCCCGTTTGATACGGCAGCAGCGCAATAAACAGTAGGCTGGTGCGCTTTCTTCTGTTTCTCTGATTCATTGTAGGCACGGCTTGCGGTTTTCCAATCCCAGATCACACCACTAGGTGTGATGTAGTCCATTGTTCCTTCCATCCAGATGGCGTACCCGTTCACGGCCACCTGTCCCGTATCATACTTGAACTTGTGTTCGACTCGTCCGAACCATTCAACCTGAGGGGCAATGGTTTCCACCCACCCTGTGACCATAGCGGCCACAGAGGGGGGGATGGTGTCGGGCTTGTCGGAGATGCGTGTGAGTTTGATTGGCTTGGACAGTTCGTCGGCAACTTGCTGTTGGGCGACTTCAATCATGTCGTCCAGCACAATCTCCTCATGATTCTGGTAGCGCAGTAGCGCCCATTCGATTGCGGAGTGGACGCCAGTGCCGATGGCGGTGGCGTCCGATCCTGACCGAAACATGGGCATGGTCAGCGCAAGGTTGGCACGCTGTGGGCAGATCATCAGATCACCCAGCCATGATTGGCGCACATAGATGCGCTTGTTCTCGTCGTCAGTCCTCATCGTAATAATCCTCCGTTGGTTCGAATCGGTCAAAGCAAATCGTGATTGGTTCAACCGTATCATCATAGTCACGGCCTGCGATTGGTTCGGAATCATCCAGCCAACTGTACGGTTCGCAGTCATGATGAATGTAGGTGGCGAGGTCGTGACACACTCGGCCACACACTTGACATTTTTCTGTGTGCATCACCATCCTCCCCTTGCGAATCGGACGAAGGTGCCGTCGGCGCATTCCTCGCAGGCTGGGGTGACTTGAATCGTGTCGGGTGCCACGATTGAATCGGGGCCGATGGCGTCGATGATGACACCGACAGCCTCGGCGTGCTCGCCGCCGTTGATTCGGCAGATGGCACACTCAACGCCCTTGTGCCATGTGGCGTACTCATGGTCGCCTGAGTAGGTGAATGTTTCTTTCATTTGTTTTCCTCCTTGTTCGGTGTTGCGATCTTGATTGTCAGGTACGGTTCCTGCATGAAGTCGGGGTCGTCATCGTAGCGATGATACACCACCACATAGGTGTCGTCCCCGTCATGATACAGGTTCAGGTCGATGCTGAAGTCACGGCAATGTTCGGGTTCAATCCCGAACCACTTGTCGTTCTCAGCAATCGCCGTGAAGTTCACTCGTTGTTTCATTTGTTTTCCTCCTTGATTCGGAAGTTCTCATGATACCACTTGCCAGCACCACGATCACTCAGTCCCCACTTCTCACACAGTTTATACAGGCTCATACCATCCTGCACATCCTGAACTATGGCATTCACATCGTCCCAAGTGTAGGACCGACGACCACGATTGTACGATACCGCCGTGTTGTAATCGTCAATCGTCAACCCTAGTGACTTGATTGTGTCTGCTATGGTACCATTGGTGGAATGGTAGTGGTCAACGACGGACTCTTTGACTCTTTTCCAGTATTGGAAATGAGTCTCTTGATTCAATCGTCCAGTGATTGACCCGTTGTTATTCACCGATTTGGCGTAGCCACCATCAATCCATTTATCATGCAGGATCAACAGCCTTTCGAACAAATCAAGCAGTTTGTCTGGGGTCCACGGGATACTGTAATCAAAGTATTCCGCCACCTCCTGCAACATCCACAGGTCGGACACCTCGGGCATGATTGTGACGGGTGCCGTGATGATCACATCACATAGGCATCCGTCCTCATGATCTGCGATTCCGCATTGATCTATCATTTGATTTCCTCCATCGTCACAGGCTTGCGCCCATGCTTGTCGTTCGCACACGCTGGTGCATACTTGATTGGGACCATGACCTGCACGGTATTACC